GCTGGTGGTGGTAAGTTAATTATTAAGGGGTTACCTACGCCTATGACACCAAGACAAAGAGATGTGTATTTGTACGTTAGATTCTTCTGGGCGAAGTTTGGATATTCCCCGTCTTATCAAGACATAGCATATGGATTGAATTTAAAGGACAGGAGCAACATTGGACGGATCGTTAGGGTTTTGTCAGGCAATGGGTTGTTTGAAAGACAGCCTAATTCCAAGAGAAGCCTCATACCCAAAGACAATAAAAAGGGTGTGGTTAGATTGGATAGGTTGCTTTAGTGTTTGATCAGATACCCACGCTGTTGGGGAAGATGACGGCTAATGAGCAGGAGGAGTTGTTTAAACTGCTTGAACTGTATAAACAGTCTGAACTGGAGCAGAAGGCGGCATTGGACTTTATGTCGTTTGTAAGACTGGTCTGGCCTAACTTCATATCCGATACATTTGTATCGGGTAGACATCACAAGATAATGGCTGAGAAGTTTGAAGGGTTTGCCTCTGGCAAGATTAAGCGGTTAATCATCAATATGCCTCCAAGGCATACCAAGTCTGAGTTTGGAAGCTATTTGCTTCCTGCTTGGATGATGGGCAAGTTTCCCCATAGGAAGATTATTCAATCTAGCCATACCGCAGATAAGGCTTTGGAGTTTGGTAGGAAAGTCCGGAACTTAGTGGCGGCTCCTCAGTTTAGGGCTGTATTCCCTGATGTTTCATTACAAGCTGACTCAAAGGCGGCTGGGAAGTGGTCTACGAATAAGGGTGGGTCTTACTTTGCTGTAGGGGTTGGTGGGGCTGTTGCCGGTTATGGTGGGGATTTGATCATCATAGATGATCCGCATTCTGAGCAGGATGGGAAGAACTTAAACTCAGATGCCTTTGACAGTACCTATGATTGGTATATGACTGGCCCCCGACAGCGTTTACAGCCCGGAGGGGCAATTCTATTGATTATGACCCGTTGGAGTAAGAGAGACCTTACGGGTAGGTTATTAGACTATGCCGTCAAAAACCCTGATGCAGATCAATGGGAAGTCATTGAATTTCCTGCAATCATGCCATCTGGGAAGCCTGTTTGGCCTGAGTTCTGGAGTATTGAAGAACTAGAAGCTACTAAGGCTACGATCCATCCTAGGTTCTGGGCGGCGCAATATCAACAGGAACCTACCTCTTCTGAGACTGCCATTATTAAGAAGGAATGGTGGAAGCTTTGGCCTGAAGATAGCCCTCCGGAGTGTGAGTATGTTATCCAGTCTTGGGATACTGCCTTTACTAAGACAGAGAGATCAGACTATTCCGCCTGTACTACTTGGGGTGTTTTCTACCAAGAGGACGAGCAAAAGACCGGGAAAATGCTGCCAAACGTCATCTTGCTGGATAGCTTCAAGGAAAAGATGGAGTTCCCTGAACTGAAAGACGTTGCATTTAAACACTACAAGGAGTGTAATCCTGACACGTTGATAGTAGAAGCCAAGGCTTCGGGGCTACCTTTGATAGCAGAGTTAAGACAGATGGGCATTCCTGTACAGGAATTTACACCTTCAAAAGGCAATGACAAAATTGCCCGTGTAAACGCTGTCTCGGATTTGTTTGCCTCTGGGGTAATATGGTGTCCCGATACAAGATGGGCGCATGAACTAATTGAAGAGACAGCCGATTTCCCTAATGGGGAACATGATGACTTGGTTGATTCCATGACTCAAGCTTTGCTTCGCTATCGTCAAGGCGGATTCATTCGTCTTGCCTCTGACCAATATGATGAACCCAAACCCCGTAGGGTTAGGGCTTTTTATTAGGACGTTTAAATGGAACCTATGCTTTCGCCTCTTAGTATTGAAGAGATCAACAATGCTGCTCCGGTCGAGATTGAATTGCCCGAAGAGCCTGATCTGACCATCGTAGAGATTTCTATCGAAATCAATCCAGATGAGAAGTTTAAACAGAATCTGGCAGAAGACATCCCGCAGAATGAATTGCAATCCCTAGCTGCTGAGATCACAGAAGACATCCGGATAGATAAGAACTCCCGTAAGGATTGGGATAGGACGGTTACTGATGGGATGGAACTGCTTGGGATGAAGTTGGAAGACCGTACCCAACCTTGGAACGGGGCGTGTGGTGTCTTTCATAGCCTGATGTCGGAGGCGGTAATTAAGTTCCAGTCAGAGATGATCATGGAAACTTTTCCCGCGAACGGCCCTGTTCAGACCAAGATCATTGGCAAAGACAGTAAGGATAAGCAAGAAGCCGCCAATCGGGTCAAGGAAGACATGAACTGGCAGCTTACAGAGAACATGACTGAGTACAGGGGAGAACATGAACGTCTCCTGTGGAACTTGGGCTTCTGTGGTTCTGGCTTTAAGAAGGTGTACTACGATCCTTCTATGGAACGTCAGATCGCCATGTTCGTACCGGCAGAAGATATGTACCTGCCGTATGGCTGTACCGATGTTTCCTGTAGCCCCCGCGTTACGCAGGTAATGCGTAAGAGTGAGAATGAAGTCAAGAAACTGATCCAAGCCGGGTTCTATATGGATGTAGAACTTGGTGAGGCTTCAAAAGAAGTAGGCGATATCGAGAAGAAGAAGCAAAAGCTGTCTGGGATGGCTTCGCTTGATGACAATAGGCACATATTGTATGAGTGCCACCTTGAACTGGACTTGCCCGGATTTGAAGATGAAGTAGACGGGGAAAAGACGGGCATAGCCCTGCCTTATGTGGTTACCCTAGATACTAACGGAAACATCTTTTCCATCTATCGCAACTGGAATCCAGACGATAAGACCAAGGCAAAGCGGGAACACTTCGTTCAATATACCTTCATTCCGGGCTTCGGGCCGTATGGTTTTGGTTACGTCCACATCCTAGGCGGCTATGCCAAAGGCGCTACAAGCGTCTTGCGACAGTTGGTTGATGCTGGGACATTGGCTAACTTGCCCGGAGGGTTGAAATCCCGTGGTCTTAGGATCAAGGGTGATGACACACCTATTGCTCCGGGTGAGTTCCGGGACGTAGATGTACCTGCTGGGACGATAAGGGACAACATTATCCCCCTGCCCTATAAGGAACCGTCTAATACTCTGTTCCTCCTTTTCAAGGAGATAGTAGACGAAGGTCGTAGTCTGGCTTCTACGGCGGATATGAAGGTTGCAGATATGAACCAACAAGCACCTGTTGGGACTACTCTGGCAATCATCGAACGGATGATGAAGGTCATGTCAGCCGTCCAAGCTAGGGTTCATAACTCAATGAAGAAGGAGTTTAAACTCCTTCAAGTGATCATCAAAGACTATACCCCCGAAGAGTATAGCTATGAGACAGAACGTGGGCGGATGGTTAAGCAGTCCGACTATGAGCATTGCGACATTATCCCGGTGTCCGACCCCAATGCTTCTAGTTCGGCGCAACGCATGGCGCAGTATCAAGCTGCCCTGCAACTATCCCAAAGTGCCCCACAGCTTTATGACCTGCCAGAACTTCACAGGGAAGCACTGCGCGTATTGGGAATGAAGAACGCCGCTAAGATTGTCCCAGATAAGGATGATGTTAAGGCGAAAGACCCCGTCTCAGAGAACATGAACATTTTGAACGGAAAGCCGGTAAAAGCCTTCCTTTACCAAGATCATGATGCTCATCTCGCGGTGCATATGTCAGCCGCCCAAGACCCTGCTATGCAGAAGATTATTGGGCAAAACCCAATGGCAAGTATTTTGCAGCAATCGCTTCAGGCTCACTTGATGGAGCATATGGCGTTTAAATACCGTATCGATATTGAGAAACAGATGGGCGTTTCGCTTCCCAAAGAAGACGAAGAACTCCCAGAAGAAATTGAATCGCAGGTATCGCGGCTGGCAGCAGAGGCAGCACCACTTGTACTTCAATTGCATAGCCAGAAGGCGGCTCAAGAAGCGGCTATCGCGCAACAACAAGACCCTGTTATTCAAGCCCAACAGCAAGACCAGCAATTGAAGGCGGCTGAACTTCAGGAAAAAGCCAAAAACAACGATGCAATGATGAAGTTGAAGCTTTTGGATATGACGGCAAAAGATCAATTAGCACACGACAAAATAGAATCAGCCGAAAAGATTGCCGGTATGAAAGCAGGACAAACCGTTGCTACAGCAGACAAGCAACGCCAGCATGAAGAAAACCTTACCGGATTTAAAGCCGGTATTGAACTTAGGAAACAACAATGATTAGTCAAACATTTGAAGAGTTGTTCAAAAAAGCAATTAGGTTGCAGATGAACGACTTGGCTGATGTTGTTGCCACAGGTGGGGCACAAAGTTTTGAAGAGTACAAGCATTTAACAGGACAGGTTGCCGGTCTTGCCTTTGCAGAGCGTATTTTTTTGGATTTAGTAGAGAAATTTCACAAGGAGAATGACCAATGATTGAAGAAGTAAACAAAGTTACAGAAGAAATGCCCGAAGAAGAGCGGTCTGCCACACAACTTCCAGACCCGTCGGGCTATCGGATTCTGTTGGCTTTGCCAAAACCAGATGAAACCTACCAATCCGGCCTTATTAAGGCTGACATTGCCAAGCATCACGAGCAAATTACATCAGTTATCGGGTTTGTCCTGAAAGTAGGATCGGAATGCTACGCAGATGAGAAGAAATTCCCGTCTGGCGCTTGGTGTAAACAAGGCGATTTCGTACTTGTTGGCTCCTATAAAGGCACTCGGTTCAAGATTCACGGTCAAGAGTTCCGGATGATCAATGATGATGATGTTCTGGGTATCGTGAGTGATCCACGCGGCTATTCCCGCGCCTAAAGGAGATAAAAATGGCTGAAGAATACATGGAAGAGTTAAAAATACCTCCAAAAGACGCACAACCCACCGGAGAAGAGGAGTTTATTGTCGATGTTATCGACGATACCCCCCCAGAAGACCGTGATAAGGAGCCGATGCACGAGAATCCCGAACCGGATGAGCAAGAACTTGCCTCCTACTCGGATAGGGTAAAGAAACGCATCCATACCCTGCAACGTGCCTTTCACGAAGAGCGTAGGGCAAAAGACCAAGCAATCAGGGAACAAGCAGAGGCGATTCAATACGCCAAAAGCGTTGTTGACCAGAATAAGTCATTGATTAAAAAGACTAATGTAGATGCAACGCTGCTACATGAGACTTGGAAATCCAAGACTGAAAGCGACTTGGAACGTGCCAAAGAACAATATAAAGCTGCTTATGAGAGTGGCGATTCAGATGCCGTACTTGAGGCACAGGACAAGCTAAACAGGGTGACTATGCGACATGAGATGTCCATGTCAAAGGAACCTGCTTTACAACCTGAAATAAATGAGGTACAACAGGCAAATGATGTTTACACATCGCCACCTCCTGACGAGAAAGCCGTATCTTGGGCAAAAGAAAACCCTTGGTTCGGAAAAGATCGCCAAATGACAGGAATGGTGTATGGCGTACACGAAGATTTGATTTCTCAAGGTATCCATCCCACGCGGGATGCCGCTAAATACTACGATGAAATCAATAAGACCATGCGTAAACGGTTCCCCGATTACGGATGGGGAGACCCCGAGGAAGCCCCTCGCCAAAAACGCGCCGCAACCGTAGTTGCTCCCGTGACTAGAACAGCCACAGGAACGAAAAGAGGTGCGCTGACACAGACGC